ACTTGTGCTGATACCACGGTTGCCTTGGGGGTGATTGGGTTCGTGGATGTTGAAAGTGCCATATACGCTTCGTGAGTAGGACTGAGGGTGATGTTTCCCTTAGTCTTGCTTCTCTCTGTCTAACCTTTTCTTTTTGACCGGGAGAGAGGTGGTAGGAGATTGTGGACTTCGAACAGTTTAATTGCTGTTGAATTTTATTGTATGACCAACCGAGTTCTCTGAGGCGTATTATCTTCGGCCCTAGATTTTTGTTATTCATCGTCCTGTTCTAGGTGGACTACCTTTTGTTCTGAAGCTTCAGTGGGTTGTTCTTTGACTGTTTTGGATGCACCCTTGAGGATATTGCGTACTTGATCGGGTGACATGTCTGATTGTCCGAGTGTGACGTTTGCGGATGCTGTAATGTTTGATGGTCTTCCTGAGACTGTGAGGAACTTGTCCATTATGATGGATACTGCATAGGCTAGGTTTTGGGGAGGTATGTCATCCAGCTTGGAGTGTAGGATGTTGAGTGAATCCCCTACCATGTTCGAGAGCTTGCCGTTTACTTGGTTTAGAAATTCTTGTTCCGTCATGTCCAGGCGGTAACGGAGGAAGTTGGCGACTGACTGCCTTAGTTCGGGGTCTACCTTTTTAAGTTCCCGTGCTTCTTCGGTTGCGTTTGATTGCTTGGCCGCGATCTTGGCGGCTGAATTGATTATTTTATTCTTAGTCATATCGTCAACGAAGCCTCTTACGGAGTTTGGTTTTTTTCTTCTTCTATAGATTCTTGGCATATTTTTTTGTCTTTTAGTTCAATTTAGTTGACATAGCAATATAAAAGAATACGAGTGACTACAGATGGATACTGAACGGGCAAAGAAGATATTGGCGGATTCGGGTATTGAGCATCCTGTATTTGCGCAGAGGCTTGGCATTAAGGCGAATAGCTTTCGTATGAACCTGAGTATGGGACGGTTGAGTAAGAAAGCTGTGGCTTTACTCTTAGAGTTGGAAGCTGATCTGAAGGAGGACAAGGAGGACGGACCTTCTGAGGCGGCAATGGTGAAGGAGGGAATGATCCGTCAGACTTTGGAAGTACCCTTGGAGAAAATGGGCAAGGTGTATATGTTACCCAAGAATCCGTATTTGCGTCTTGTTGAGTTCAAGGATGGAAGCCATGGCAAGTTCAAGGCTCAACCTGGTAAGTTCGTATTGGGTGCGATTGTAAAGTTAGCCCATGAGAAGGGTGACATGTATCGCTTGGTGGGTAGGTACGACAGGAAGGATCGGTTGGTATGAGTGAAGCCCTACAGATGTCCAGGGTGACCGGATTTCATCGAGTGTCCTGTGGTGAGTATTTGCGAGGTCAGACTGACCCGTTTGAGAAGAGTAGTCGCATACAGAAGGAACTGACCGATTGCTTGCTTGCTATCTTGGCTTTATCTGCTCCGCGAGGGGTTCCCATGTCCTGCCGGGAGATTGGAGAGTTTTGCGGCATCTCCAAGCAACGAGTCCATCAGATCGAGAAGGAAGCCATGAAGAAACTTAGAAGTAACTCAACGGTCACCCGCAAGGAGTTTAGGCAATGGAAATAGACAAGACTCGAATAGAGAAGGCATTAAGCGACTTAAAGACCTTAGTTGCCCAGGTTGGCAATGCCCGTGTTCGAGAACTCTACCGGAAACCACTTGAGGAATTTATCAAAGACGTAGCGAAACATTATGAAAATTGACCCAATAGAACCGAACGACGATTGGATATGCGACGAGATGTGGGGAGTCGAGGAAGACGAGGATGACGAAACCGAAGAAGAGGAAGAGTGAAAAGTTGCTTACCTTGCCCGAAGCACACAAGGCGTGGGAACGCTTTTGGAGCAATACTCGAATTCTCGGATTCACCGAGGACGAGCATGGGGAGAAGCAAGCTATTCGCACGGACGTCCAACGAATCATGCCTGAGAACTACGGGAGTTTGAATTTTACGAACAGGAAGAAATGAGTGAGGCCAGTAGACAGTGCATTCATGAGTTAAAAGCTTTGTTCCATAGGTGGGAAGAGGAGAGTGACTTGGAACAGGATGACATACTAGACTGTACTAAAGACGCTTTGAATGAGTATTACGATGAAGACGTCATTGAATTCGAGTCTGAGATTGACGAGGAGGAGGAATGAACGTTCACCAACCAACTAAGAAGATAAGCTCCTGGCCGCAAATGGTTGTGCGTTTGACCAAGGAGCGGGATGAATTGATCAAGGAGAACAAGGAACTCAGCAAGGAGAACTTGGAACTCAAGAGAAGATGTTCCGACCTATGGAGAGAACTTTCTGAGGAAAGGGCAAAGAGTGATTCGTGAAATGTCCACCAGGATTCAACCCGATCTTTTGGAGAAAATACGGGCGAGCAATACCCATATCAGTTGCCGAGTTACCACGGTGCGACTTGAAAAAGCTGGGTCCACCATGCTCGAAATTAAGCCCAGAGACGTTGGAACGGATACGGAGGGATGGACGGTTGGGCCGGAAGAAATCGCGGTCCAAACGCTCGAAGAAGGGATTATCGTAGGCATGGAGATCCAAGCGAGGGAATGAAGCTCACCCTCCAACCCGACGAAGTCCAGGTCTGTCAAATGATTGGCCGGATGCGTACATTGATTGCCCGTGGAAACGGGGTGCGTGATGCGAAGATGGGCAACCAGGACGGAGCGGAAGCAGATGTGATGGGCATGATGGCGGAGTATGGATTTGCCAAGCAGATGAATGTATTCCCTGATCTTGGACTTACTCCAAGGAGCGGATCTGCGGATGGGGTAATGGCGAGTGGCAAACGCTATGACATCAAAGCATCCAAGCACAAGACCGCCCGATTGCTTTCCACCCTCAAGGTAAACCCCGACGTGGATGTTTACGTCCTTTGCGTGGTCGATGGATCGACCCTCGACTTCAAGGGATGGGCATTCAAAGAGGAACTTATTCGCGAGGAGAACAAGACCGACTTGGGACATGGGGTAGGGTATGCGCTGACGCAGGACAAGCTTAGATGGTTCGATGCCTAAGATAACCTACACGGACGAAGTAAACGCTCACTTCGGAATCCCTTGGACGGATGACTTGAAGTACGACAAGGGCGAGCTTGTCTGTGCATTAAGTCCCGAAGAGATAGATCGCTTGACCATAGAAGACCCGGAGCGAGCGCAAACCCTTACTCGTCTGTTAATGGATCAACCTGGTAGCGAGAAGGAAGACCCGATCCAATGGGGATGGACATTGCCCGGTTGGCGGCGCGTGATGGAACGATTCGACAAGGACAAGATCCATGTAATACTTGGAGGGAATCGCTCGTCCAAGTCTATTCTTTCAACCCGTATGCTTGTGCATTTGGCTCAGACTATCCCCGAAGCGGAGATTCGCTCGATGCATGTGACAGAAGAGCGATCAATTCAAGACTCGCAGAAAATGGTATGGGCTGCGCTTCCTGCTCGATACAAGAGATCGAAGAAGAAGGGACCGAATCATAGTCTTCAATATAATCAGAAGAACGGATTCAATTCCGCAAAGGCAATCCTTCCACCTACCGACCCAACCGCAGAGCGTGGCTCAACGATATACTTCAATAATTATCGCCAGTACATGGCAGACCCGCAAATCTTCGAGGGATGGTCCGCTCATTGCATCCATCTTGAGGAAGAGGTTCCCAATAATATTTACGAAACGCTGTTGGGTCGAACGGTTGACTATCATGGTCGCTTGATTTTGTCGTTCACAACCCTTCAAGGTTTCACTCCACTGGTTGATAGTTTGCTCAAGGGTGCGGAAACCGTAAGGACGAGGTATAGTGAACTCTTGAAAAGGGAATTACCAGTTGAACAAATCTCTGCAAATTGGCCTGACTGCCGGATACACTTCCTATGGACCCAAGATAATCCATTCATTGACGGACAAGAATTGGTACGGACATATGCACGGCAATCCCAAGAAGTAAAGCTTGCTCGCCTGTACGGAATCCCGTCCAAGTCGTTCCAAGGCCGCTTCCCAAAATTTAACCGCGAGTCCAATGTGATTGAGCATGAACAAATCCCATTCATCAAAGATCCGTCCATTGACGTCACCCGTTACTTCATTTGCGATCCGGGTGGTAGCAAGCCTTGGGTTGCCCTATGGGCGGGTGTCATGCGGGACGGTAGAATATTCATCTACCGCGAGTTCCCCGACAGCACGATGGGTGCTTGGGCATTACCCCATGTGAACGGAGCAGGAAAGAGCGTAGGCAAGCCTGGTCCCGGTCAGCGTCCACTCGGATGGGGTTATATTGATTACAAGAATCACTTCGAGGACTTGGAAGACGGGGAGGACATATTTGAACGAATCGTTGACCCGCGAATGGGAGCGGCCACGGTGAGAACCAAAGAGGGTGAGTCGAATATTATCAATACCATGAGCAACCTTGGGTTCGTATTCCGTGCCGCACCTGGAGTGGACATCGAGGCAGGGATTGCGAAAATTAACGATGCACTCAGTTGGGATGATACCGAACCCATGACTGTTGACAATACCCCAAAGCTATTCGTCAGCGACAGGTGTGACAATACGGTTAGTTCAATGATGGAATACTCAGGGCAGAGCAGATCCGAACATTGGAAAGATCAAATCGACTGTCTCCGTTATTTAATGGTGAGCGGGGCAGACCACATAAGCGAATCAAGCCTCCAAGCAACGGGTGGCGGAGGGTACTAACTACACCACACTACGATTGCGTTGACCTGTAAGGCGTATTGCCTTACAATCTGTAACGCAATGCTCAGTGCCGCAGATCCCGAACTTCTCTATGTATCCAAGAAGCCCGATATTGCTTACTTGGCTCAGACCTATAAGGAAACACAGTCCGACTTGGGTGAGTGGTTAGACCGCAAGCAACGCGACTACGACGTAAGGAATTGCCAATGGGCGGGAAAGAGCGATGACTTTAAGAAGCACGCATCGCTAAGTTCCACCGGAGAAGTATTTCCTTGGGAGGGTGCCAGTGATAGCGAAATCCGCATGGCGGACGAGATAATCGGATGCAAGGTTTCGATGGTTATGAATGCGGTAAGGCGAGCGCATATCGTTGCTACCCCAACCGAATCGAACGACGTTGAGCGGGCATCCGTCATAAGCAACTTCCTTCGTTGGCTCATCAATACCAAGATGACTGAGTTCTACTCTGAGATGGAACTTGCTATGAATCATCTCTTCGAGAAGGGGATGACCGTTACTTACGCCTACTACGATCAGCAGGAACTGAAACAACAACAGACCATAAAGCTTGAGGAAATAGCCCAAGTTTTGCCAGCCATTGCGGAAGTCATCCAGGACGGATCGATGGACGATGAGTTGAGTGAAACCCTCAAGGAACAATTCGGAGTATCCAAGACCAAGGGTAGGGCAATGCTCCGAGAACTACGCAAAGACGGTGAGACTACCGTTCCGGTTACACGCGAAGTGATTAGCCGCCCCAAGATCAAAGCACTTGCCCCTGACGAAGATGTGTTTTGGCCAAACTACACGATTGATCCGCAAGAGGCTCCCTATGTCTTCCATGTTGTGAACATGACACCCGAACAGATTCGGGCAAAGATCAACACTGAGGGATGGGATAAGAACTTTGTCGAGCAGGTAGTTGACCTTGCGAACAATGCCGAGGCCGAGGACAACCTTTACAATATTCGCGAGCAAGACGAATTCGTTCACTCCGATGATCAGTATGTAAAAATCGTCTATTGCTACCAACGCCTTTTGGATGAGGACAATATTCCGGGTATCTACTGCACGATCTTTCATGCCAGTGTGACTGAGACATATGCAAAGCATCAATTAATGGACTACGCTCATGGCAAGTACCCGTTCACGGTTACAACGTGGGAGCGTACATCCAAGCGACTTTATTCGTCCCGTTCAATACCGACCATTGCAGAACCCGATCAACAGGCATTAAAGGTAGAAGTAGACTCAGCAATAGACGCTCAGTCTTTGACTACGCTTCCACCAATTGAGCATCCTCTTGGAAGATCCCCAAGTCGGTTTGGACCGGGTGTAAGGCTCCCTTATCGTACTCCTGGTGAGGTTCGTTTTGCGGATACGCCACGTGGTTCAACGGTAAACGTCGAACTCCGCAGGTATATCCAAGAACAGGTAAACCGATACTTCGGAAGGAACGGTCCTGGCGTTGATCCGGTTGAAGCGCAGATGAAGCAGCAGCATATCATCGACAAGGTATTCAGCCACCTCAGACAAGTCCTTGATCAAATCTTCAGCCTCTATCAACAGTACGGACCCGATGAGGAATTCTTTCGGGTTACGGGAATGCAGGACTTGCAGAAGTTCAGTAAAGGTAACCCCGGTGAACGCTTTGACTTTTCACTTCAATTCGATGCGGCTTCACAAGATCCCGCCCAAATGCTTGATCGTGTAAAAGCGATTGCCGAGCTAGGTGGAATGTTGGACAAGAATGGCACGCTTGATACCGAGAGGTTGCTTCAAATCGCAGTTGGACAGATCATGCCTGGTGCTGCGGAGAGCATAATGATTCCCAAAGAGACTGCATCACAGAAAGCAGTTGAGGAAGAGCGTCAAACTATTGCAGAGATCTATGCGGGAGTTCCGCCTAACGTCCGTCCGAATGACGCTCACGAAATGAAACTCCAAGTATTTCAACAGTGGTTACAACAACCCGACGTCACTCAAAAGGTTCAACAAGATCCTGCCTTGCAAGAGCGTATTCAGAATTACCTGCAACAAAGACAGATGCAAGTAACTCAGAAACAGAATGCTCAGATTGGCAGACTCGGAGCCGCACCAACACAGTTTGGGGAAACCCCAAGCGCAGCATAGGAAACATCATGCCCTACGGTAAAGGTACATACGGATCGAAGGTTGGAAGACCTTCCAAGAAAGCAAAAGCAATGGCACGGAAGAAGATGCCAGTGAAAAAGAAAAAGATGCTGAAGAGACGGTGAGTGTTGAGTACCGTGGCGAAAGGTTCAGTGGGTATAACAAACCAAAGCGAACCCCAAAGCATCCCAAGAAATCCCATGTCGTTCTGATCAAGGACAACGGCAAGGACCGTATGATTCGATTTGGCCAACAGGGTGCATCCACTGCGGGTAAACCCAAAGCGGGTGAAGGGCAGACGATGAAGAAGAAACGAGCATCCTTCAAAGCTCGGCATTCCAAGAATATCGCTAAAGGTAAAACCTCGGCTGCCTACTGGGCCAACAAGGTAAAGTGGTAACATGCCCAAGGACGCTTGCTATAAGAAGGTCAAGAGACGGGTAAAGGTATTCCCTTCCGCCCGTGC